AATTAAAAAGTCCTTTTAATTTTAATTCTCTTACAGCAGCAGCTGCAGATTCATAAGTTTTAATAACTTTTCCTTGTAAATTGTATTGTATTACAGACTTTACTTTTGCTTTTGCACTATTATTCTCGTATAATAATTTTTTTAATTTATCATAAGACCATAAATAACCATAAGCTGATTTTCTTTTTTGTGTACAACATTGTGATATTTTATTACTATTTTTATTTAAAGTTCTTTCAGCTTCAGCAGTTGATTTAAAACTTTTAATAAACTCTCCTTTAAGAGTGTATTGATAAAAAGTTTTTGATTTATATTCACTATTTTGTAAAACATGATTAAGTTCTATATTGAGTTCAGGTTTTAATGTGTCAATATAAAATTTTTCTCTGTGTAAAAGAATTTCAATATTACATTCTTCTAATACTTTAAAATGACATTGTTCTTTACCATATTTATTAAAGCAATTAATCATAATAATATTTTCATGTTTATTTTTTAATAGGCGGTATCTATGTGTTAAAAGTCTTTTTCCTATTGATACAGAACTTCCTACATAATATCTATTTCCTATTTGTATTAAATAAATTCCTGATTTATTATACGTTTTTCCTAAGTTTTTCGCAGTATATAAATTTTCCATACTGCAAGATAATCATTTTTTATGAATGGACAAAATATTTTTATTTTATTTAAGCACGTGTCCAGTCATCTAATAATAGAATACCTCCTTCATTCTTGTCTGCAATCCATTCTGGTGCTGCATAAGACATTCTTTTCTTACCTGTTAATCTATAACCCTCTTTCTCATAAGAAGCAATAGCTACTTCATCTACCCAGTTAACTTCAGGTATAACATCTTCTGTTACTTTAGCCATTTGAAATTGCTTAACTGGAAAACCAACTAAGTCACCTAATTCCTCTATTTGCGCTAAATTTAATTTAACAAAGTCAAGTTGTAGTTCTTTAGCTAATTGTTGTATGCTACTAGTTTTACCTAAACCAGCTTCACCAATAACTTCTACAGCTACTGTTTTTTTACCTTCTTTTTGAAGGTCTTGGTTATTACTTATAATATGTTTTAAGAAATCTTTTACTTCAGTTGATTTTAGTTTAATATGACTCATTGTTAGGGTTTTTAAATGTTTTAGTTTAGTTGAATTTTATAACCAGGAAGACTTTCATTTATAGGTGAAACTGTACTGTGTACCCAAAGCATTTTACCTCTAGGTTGTATACTACAATTACATTCACCGTCTGTTAAATAAATAAGACTGCAATACTTGCCATAGTTATCATTATAATACTCTATAACAGGATCAAATTCAGTCCCACCTCTTCCTTTTATTTCTATTTGAGGATTTCCCTTGTATTCCTCTACTCCACGTATTTTGGCATCACATTGAATGATTGTAACTTTTGTATCTGTTTTATAAATATGATGGATTTCATTCATAAATTCACTTAATTCTCCATCACTTACAGATCCACTAGTATCTATTGCTACTAAGATATGCCGTTTACTTTTAATCTTTAGCGCAGGATTACCTGGATATCTCCTAGAATCTTTTTTACGTGTCTTGATAGTATATATCTTATTACTACCACCTGCAAATCTTCTAAGATAACTTCTCCAATTAAACTTGGCTGGTTCTGGATTTAATAGTCTATCTAAAAATCCTTTTAATTCTCCTGGTACATTACCTTTATTCTTAATGGACTCATAAGTAGCTTTCATTTGATATTCTACTTGCTTATCTATTAACTGTTTTTCTGCATCACTTAAATTACTAAACTGGTCCCAAGTTGCATGTTCTTTTGCAAACTCTGGATCTCCTAGCATATTTTTAAGTTTTTCACTCTTGTCTTTATCCTGTAATAATTTCTTATAGTAATAATCTGTATCCTTTAAAGGCTCTAGAATTATCTCAGGAAAACTTTGTATATGCAAAAACTCAGAGGTTTTATACTTAGGATCTATTAACTGATTGATTGCAATATCTGCAGCTATATTAAACAATAGTTTATCACTATACTTATCTCTCAATGTTAAATGAAAGAAACATATATGCAATAACTCATGCTTAAGAACTCCATACTTTGTATTCTCAGTTAAACCTTCCCAAAATGTAGGATTAACTACTAACTCTGTATTAATACCTTGCTTTCCTACTCCAGCAGTTGGTACTCTAGGATCTACTTTTTTATTTAAGGTGCTCATAAAAACACCATAAAAAGGTTCATTAATCATTAATGCCCTACTTATTTTGCTTACGCTCTGTAATACATCCATTTGTTTTTAATATTTCATAAGCTAATTGTCTGTCTATTGTATTATCACTATACATCATATGTAGAATAGTATCTTTACTATCTAATAAGTCTAAATCTACATATTGTAAATTAGAAATATTTATACAAAATACATAGTCTCTTTTTATACTATCTTTATAAAAATAACGGAATTCATTATCTTTAAGAGAAGTTTTTGCATAGTGATATATTGCATATTTATCTTCTACATACATTGTATCAATTTATTAATAGTGTTTATTACTACTTCTCTTCCTTGATTTTTATACAAATCACTTGGATCTTTATCTTTAAAACAAATAGGATGATAGATATAAGGTAGTTGATATTGTTCACTTGCTACTTTAGCTAAATTTAAACCTGGATTATCATTGTCATAGTATATATAGATCTTTTCAAATCTTATCTTTAACTCTTTAATAATCTTATCTGGTATTAATGTAGATTCTGAGGCAGGAGCAACAGCTAGATAACCTAACTCTTTAAGAGTCATTACATCTTTTAAACTAGATGTGATAAATAATAATTCACCATCAAAAGGCAATTGTTTATATCCTTGTACTACATCTGCTTTGATATTACCAATCCATTTCCACTCTGTGTTATATGGTTGATATATCTTATACAAATAGTTACCATAAGAATAAGCATAAACGTATTCATCTTTAACATGAAATCTATTTCCTTCTACCCAATAGTATTCTAATGACTTAACATTATATAAGTCTAATGTGGCTTTTGTAATACCAAACTTATTCCAGAATGCTATGTCTTTAGTAGTATGTTCTTTAGATTTAACTTTGATATCTACATTCTTCTTTCTTATTCTTTTGATTACATTATCAGGATCTAATAACTTACCTTTCTTATCTGTACTAAAGTCAAGATTAAAGTCAGAAGCTACTTTATTTAAACATTCTCCAAAGTTGTATGAATACTTCTTCATTACATACTGAAAACAACCATAGAATTCTCCTGTAGCAAAATCTTTATAATAAACACCTCTGTCTAGTTCTGTAACTCTACAAGTTGGTTTTTCATCATTTCTTAATTCACTACAAAAAGCTTCATCTAAGTTCTTTAAACTTGGAATATAATATCTAAATATGTCTTCTTCTGACACTCTTAATAGAATGTCATCTATTGTTATTACCCTTCTTACCTCTATCATACAACACTTTATTAAGAGTTAAAGCTAAAAAAAGTGGATAAAGATTAACTCTATCCACTTATTAGCTTGGCCTATACTACTAAATACTAACCAAAGATAGCAGTTATAGGGTCAACACCACCAATAGCATCTTTTTCAGGTGCTACAATAGTTCCAGTATATTCAGCTAAATCCAAATCAGAATTAAACTCAGATTTAAATTGACCATACTCATCATTTAATGCTTTGATAAATGCATTGTTAGATTTCTGGTAAGTTCTCTCAATATGTCTAGTATAAACATCTTGATATTTACCATCTTTAACACCTAATAAAACTCTTACTCCATTGTGTGGAATAGCTTTTAAGATGTTTTTAAGTTCAGAGAAATCTCCTTTAAAGAACTTAGCAGTATCAGGCAATATAGTAGAATACTTTTTAGCAGCAGTATTATACTCTGCATTTACCCAGTTACGGATAAAAGTATCAACTATACCTTCCTCTCCATCATAAGCTTTTCTAGTACCTTCATTAACATAATACTCATTAGCATCTAATGCTTCTGCATCAACAGCCCAAGCAGTTTTACCATATTTGTTAATATACTGAGTTTTACCAGATTTAGAAACTCTTTGTTTATCTTTTAACCAATAAACAATTTTAGTGTTAATGTTCTTTTCTGGATTTCTTAAATGGAATTCAATCCTTGCAGATGTAGTTCCATCTTGTTCAGTTACATAAATAGGTTCTTGTTGCATTCTTATACCTAATCCTGCAGCTTCTTCCATAGTTGGATTAACTGCTACTACTAGCATATTAGTAATACCTGAATACAATTTTTTAACTGCAATTACTTCTTTCTCACTTGTGTTAAATTCAATAGCCATAATTTGTTTTTTGTTTTAAGTTGTTTTTAATGTTGTTTTATTAATTAATCAATATAAATTTTCTTCCAGTCAAACTCAAATGTTTGACCTTTTAAGTGCTCACATCTAGAGCCACATGTAATCTCTTCTTTAGACTCAAAAGTAATTTTCATACCTTCTGCTTCTCTATAAAGATAGCCAATTGCATCTGCATTTTGACAGATAATATTTTTAATTTTACCTGTAAAATCTAAATCCTTAGCACTTACTTCTTTACCTTTTAGTTCAGTAAATTTATCTTTAAGATGTGCTACAAGAATAATGTTATCAGCAAGAGTATAGATTTTATCAATCCAATCTTTCATTGCCAATCTTAAATGCAGATAACCAGCACCATTAGGTAATTCTAGTACAGAGTTACCTTGAAAGCTTTTACCAATTGCACTTGCTTTATACTTAACAGTTGCTTCTGCTTCTGCCCATTCCTCTAATTTAGTAGCAGTATCTATTGCTACATATTTATAAGGTCTTTTAGCAGCATGAATAGCTTTACCAATCTCTGTTAACTCAGCAAGATTATTAGCTTTAACTTTTAATGCATCTAAATACTTACTACCATCTTCTAAATCAATAATTAAACAATTATCTAATTTAGATAATAATGTAGTCTTCCCAGTTTTGGGAAGAGAATACATTATAAACACTTTAGGACTTAGTCTCTCTGCAGCCACTTTAGCAGTAGGTAGTGTAATTGCCATAATTAAGCTAATGTTTGAATGTACTTTTTAGAAATCTCTTTTATTGCTCCTAGTTCTTCTTGACTAAATAAACTTAGTTCAGTTGCACCAGTAATATAAGGTTGTTGTCCTGCTTTATGGTGTTGAGACCATTTAACTAAAGTAAATTTAGTATTAGCAATATTAGCCAATGCAGTTAGTGCGGCAATTGCTTCTGCTCTTTCTTCTACAGAATAAATTCTAGTAACCTCTTCCGTCTGTCCAATTTGTTCCTGGTTGTTCTCTTCTTTCTTCATCTTTTTGTTTGTTTAATTGTTGTTTAAAATAAAAATCTGATTGTATTCCTTCTTTTTGTTCATTTAACATGCATAATTGAGCACCAAATATGATAGCTGATAAATGGTCTTCTGATCTATCTCCTTCCATAAATGCAGCTAGATGTCTATCTAAAGACTCTAATGCTACTTCTGTTGGAATTCCTTTTAAGAAGTTACCATCACCGTATTTTGCACTGCCTAAGTTAGTATGATAACCATATCTTTGTCTAGTATATCCTTTTAAGTTATGGATAAATGGTTTATTACTATTACTATCTCTCTTAGCACCAGTTTCAAATACACGTGATATAGTATCATCACTACATAATTGTTCTAATTTATCTGCATAAGTTACATTTGTATTAGAAGGATTAATTATAATCACATTGTCTAATTCTTTTCTCTTTACCATACTATTTACCTAATTTAATTAAACCATCATAATGTAAGTCTGTCATTTGATCTGCTCTTGGTAATTCTTTAAATACACCTGATTCACCTAGATAACCTAAGCCTACTCTTGTACCTATACCGCCATCTCTGCCTTTAAGTATTTCTAATGATCTAAACCTATCTTTAAGTTTATCTACATTATAACCTGCAAAGTTTTGAATGTCAAAAGTCATAGGACTAAATAAACTTAGTACATAATTGGCATCTCTAGTAGTATACTTTGAATCACCAAAATCAGATAACATAGGAGTTAATCTGTTAGTTTTAGCTCTCATAGGATCATTGATATCATAGTTTAATTGCTGAACAACTACTGGTATAATATTAAAGTTATTTCTTAGTAGTACAAGATATTGAGACATCTTATCTATTAATTGCTTTGTATTATATCCACGTTCTTCTGGTAATAAACTAATATGGTCAATGATTACTATATGATACCTATTTTTATCAAAAGGCTCATACCTATCAAATACATCAAACTTTACAGTATGTCCATTCTCATCTAATTTCTCTACTTGTTTTCTATATACTTTACCAAACTTCTCAGCTTTACGGTATAAGTATTTATTAATACCTGTAGGATTTTCTGGCATATCAAAGACTGTAAGACTGCTTTCTAATTTCTCAAAATAGTCTCTACATTCTATTACTTTATCATAGATCTCTTGACTTACTCTATGTTCACCTCTTGATAGAATATAATTAACATCAGCTACTATTTTGTATTTATTAAATAGTTGCCTACTTACACCCTTAGTTATCTTAGTTATCTTATCAATCTCAAATGAAAAATAATCTATATCTAAAGTAAATTCACAATCAGGTGTATTATTTATATACTCAAAAGGTTCATACATAAACATTTGATCTACTAAAGTTGTTTTACCACAACCAGTAGATGCGCCTACAAGATAATAAGTTTTTTGTTGTACGTTAGGTAAAAATTGGGAGAGCTTTGTTAGTCCATGAGGCAATCCTTTGTTTAATCCCTCTTGACCTCTTTTGATTTCTTCTAATACATTGTCAAATATCATTGCTAAAACCTTCCATCTCTACGTCTCTTACTCCTATGTATTTCTCCCAAGTTGCTTGGTTTAAAAATACTTCCACACCCTGAAGGTATTGCATTTTTGATCTATACTCTGTTAAATAACTATTCAAACCTTCTATAATTTGTTTATGTTTACCAGGTTTTTTAATTATTCTTAGATACTTTTCTTTTACTTTTTCTGCTGATTGAGAATTAGGATCCTTAGCTCTTAATATTCTATA